ATATTGTACATCTTTTCTACCATCTTCTACATATCCATTTGAATATCCATTATTTTTTAAATCATCTTTGTTTATTTTTAATATTGGTACTATAAATATACTAGTTATTGTCTTTTTTATCTCCATATTATTTTTTAATATTTACTATCCCATTATTTAAATAATTGTTTCTATCAATGTTCCATGTATTATTTTCAATTGCCCAATTTAGGTCTTCAATAAGACTTTTAACACCAGGATACACTCTACCTTTATGTTCAAATCCATTATATGCATCGTTCATATCTTTTTCAGAAAGAACATATATTAATGGATTATAGTAATTTATAGAATCACAAACTATAAATTTAGGAAATTCTACCTTATATCCAAAAAGTTCTCCTTCAAATGTTAAAGATAGTGCAGCATTATAATATAAATATGCTTGTATATAACTTCTTCTGTATAGATAATATTCTTCATAGAAGTTTTCAACACTCCAGGTACATTTAAGATCATAAATGTTTATAGTGCGTTCTTCATGATCTATCACTATTTTATCCATCATTGATTTAAACAAATGACCATCAACAGCATATCCTTCTATTTGTAGTTGATTATTAACAGTGAATCTTTTATCACTAACTAAATTTATGACTTTACTAGTGACAAAATTATTCTTAAGTTCATTAACAATTTTTTCAGAATTTTGAACATCTTCTGTTGTTATCACTGTAAGTCCTTTACTTCTAACTTCTCTGATTTCTTTATAATAAATTTCAGCATCACTTCCTATAAATTTTGTTAAAACTGCTTCAATTTTAATCTTAAATCCACTTTCTATATATGCAGATTTACAAATTTCTTCGAATTCTTCAGTAACTTCACCATCTTCATTAGTAACAGCTTCTGTATGTTTATATAAAGCCTCTACAAATGCTAACATAAGTCCTGTAGGAGAAGTTGCACATGAAGACATGTAAAATCTACCATCAAATTCTTCTGGTTCTAATAGAAGAGTTTCTACCACTCTACCTATAGTAGCAGCTTTACTACTTTCATCTTCTGTTTTTTCATTTATAATATATTTTTTATAATACTTTCTTTTATCTAAAGAAAATTCTTTAAGACTTGAAGATGAATCCATGTTTATTTTTCTATAACTTGATTCTGTTTTTACTAAATTCATATTAATCATTTTTATTTAAAAAATCTGTATTTCTTTTTGCTCCTTTAGGCCATCTGGATTTCTTAGGTTTCCAATCATCTGGAATAGGGGGAACTAAATCTTCTCCTGCTGTAGGATTACCATATAGTATTAAATCATTCTGATCCACTGTACGTATCATTCCTGTTTCATATATACGTACAATAAACTGAGGATTAGATGTAACACTTCCTGTAATCATGAACATTACAAGACAATATCCAAGCTCCCTTACATAAGCATCAAATGGATTAACTATTTCATGAACCGTTTGTATCATCATGAGCTTTCTGTTTAAATGCGTCAATAATATATGGTAACATAGCTCTCACTTCTCTAGGAACTCTTTGGAAGAACCATCTTATGTCTATTTCATATTCATGTCCATGAGGATCTACTCCTTGAGGATGTATAAGCCAGAATTTATGTTCTTCTCCATTGAGTTCTACAAATCCTTCATACCATATTTCTGTAAATGAAGGTTCTCTATTGATAGAGACTTTTAACTGTTTATCTTCCATGTTTTAAATTTTATTTTTTTAATTTTTCTTGTTTGGTCTTTATGTCATGGCAACCCTGGCAGAGCACCTGAAGATTATCCACCTCACAGAATAACCTCTCTACAAAGCCTGGGAGGTCATTAGCACACCTTAAAGATCCTGCAGGTGATATATGATCAACATTAACTTTCTTATCAGGAAACCAATTTAAACACTCTTTACACTGATATTCAAACTTTTGTCTCTTAAGAGGGCCTTTATAGGCTCTACGAGATTTCATTTTACATTGTGTAATGGGTTTCCAAAATCTTGATTTCTGTCTAAGCCCACTTCTAATAAAGCTCCAGAAGGCTGATTCTGTTAATGTACCAGCATTTCTAGTCTTTAATGTTGCAACCTTTTTAGGTTTTTTTATTGCTTTTTTCTTTATCATAATAAATTGGAATGTGTCACAAAGTTATAAAAAAATGTGACACATTCCAAAAATATTAAAGGACAGCTACTCTATTCAAAATTTTCTTTTTCATATCATCAAGAGAAAGAATAATATTATTAATTTCTTCTATAGATATATTAGGAAGATTAAAACTATGTTTCTTAGTCTCAGAAGTAAAACCTTCTTTAACCTTGTTAATTAAATCATCTAATTCATCAATTGCATATTTCTCATCAATAAACAATGTATCAAAATCACCATCATGTAATATAGTGGTTGCTTCTTCTCTAGGAACAGTCATAAATGGAAGATATTCATAACATCTACCTTTTGCTGTACCAATACCCACCACTTTCATTGGATTAATAAGAACAAGAACAGATTGATCACCACATCCTACATAATGAATCTGATCTGCTGTGAAATGTAATCCTGCAGCAGCACAATCTTGTGTACTCCAGTTACAATCTGTCATAGGCATATTAACCACTTGACCAATACGAATATCAAATGTTTTAGTCCAATCATCTGTAAATCTATTCTCTTCTCTATTAGGAAGATCTAAATACAATTCTGTTAACCCACCAATATTCTGACCATGATCTACAGAAACTGTTTGTTCATAATCATATTCCTCAACTTCTCCTGTTCCATCACATGTTTCACAATCAAAATCTTCATAATCATCATTATAAGTTACACCTTCTCCTTCACAATCTGAACATGTTGTATCCTCAATAAGTATGGTTTTAAACAACTTCTCATCATGAACAAGTTTGTATTCACCATTCTCTAAGAACACTGTATATTCATTTGGATTTTTCTTCCATACAGCTTTCACCTTATTATATGCATTACTTATAAAATGAACTAATTCTGGAGATCCATGAAGCGTTACAACGTTTCTAAGAGCTACAAAGAATCCTTGTTTAGTAATTCTAAATGAATTATCTGTTAAGAATCTATATAATTCATTAGCAACTTCAGCTCTAGGATTTAAACAACACCACATAAAGAAACGTCTTAATGATTGATATTCTTCATTTTTTTCTAATAAAGATTCTGCTTGTTGAATAGAATAGTCTTCATATGTAGATATTATTTCTAAGAATTTTTCAATTAATAGTTGTGGAAGTGTTCTATGTATTCCTTTTAAATATACAGAATTTTCCACCACTGTGAAATCAGAAAACTGCTTTAATAATTCAATACCTTTTCTTATTGCTTTAGCTTTAAGTATTTCTTTTTCTCTAATAAGTCTTTCTTCTTTTACTTCTTCTGATGCAATAATGTTAAATAATTGACTTTCACAAGATGAGTTTCTTGCATCTTGAAAGTCTTTTTCATTAGCGTTTGGTTTTGTGATAATGTTACCATCATTTAATACAATAGTTAATACATTATTAACTAGTTTAATGTTTAAATAGGGTTTACTGTTTTCACAAGAGTTGTCTAAATCATTCTCTTTTTCTTCATTTTCAAGCTCTTTAAAAGCTTTTGTTACATTTTTTTCTACTACTTTTTCAATGCTATTTTTAATAGCTTCTTTGAACCATTTTAGGCTAATGCTCATTTTGTTTTTTTTTAATTGTTAAAATATTTAATAAAAGTTTCTGTAAACCATTCATATTTATTTGATGCTAAACAATTTATCTCATCTAAGAACTTTTCCCAATTTTCTGGTTTTTCTATTTCCCATCTTAGCATTAATGCCTCCCACATAACTTGATAATCATCTAGTTCTAAAAATATAAAATTTCCATCTAGAAACATATCATACATTGTGTCTTTTAATTTTACATATTTATCTTTCATTTTGATTAATTTAAAACATCAGAGAACCTATTGTCTCTGATGTTTTTTGTTTTTTAATTTTCAATTACTGTTTCAACAATCTCGTCTTGATTAATTTTAATCTTGTAATTTTTCCAATCTATTCTTGTTTTATAATATTTAAACAAGTCTGCAATAGCATCTATAAGTGGATCTTTATCACTACTGTAATAAGAAAGTTTATCACATATTGGTTGTAAGAATGTAAGTTTCTCTACAATAGCCTTAACTTCTTTATATATGGGATACATTTCTCCATCAAACAAATTGTTATCATTAGCTATTTCTAGCATTACATTATATATGTTTTCATTTGCATTACAATAATGTTTATTCTTATACTCTTCCAACATATTAAGTTTTGTATAAAGATCATTAGAAATGTGTTTAAATCTTTCCCTTCTTTCAAACACATCATCATTTTTCTTCATTAGTAAATGAATAAGATATGCAGTGACTAGTCTTTTAAATGGTTTATTTTTACCTTTCATAAATGTTTCAAGTTTTATCCAGTTGTGAATGTCTATTTTTTCTATATTCTTTAGTTCTCTTTCTGAGAATTGAATAAATTTAATGTTTGTTTTCATTCTGTTGCCTTCAACAATATTAAACAATTTATCCATTGTAGCTACATCAGCATCTCCACCATATATAACAAGGTGTTTCATTTGATGTATTTCCTCTAGTTTATACGTTGTACTCACCCATTTACAGTTTCTACCATCAACATATCTCTCTAATGATTTGCCCTCTTTACCAACAATCTCTCCTGCTAGTTTAATTCTTCTTGGTCCAGAAATTGTTCCTCCAGAAATCATGATTTTTGTTTTCTTCTTGCTGTCAATCCAATCTTGAGGAATTTCTATGTCATCAATCTTTGTAATACAATCTATATACATAGACACAATACCTTGAAACTCTTTAATTGCAGCTCTCCAAAGATGTCTTTGAATATTTCTCAAATTAAGAATATCCATATATGTATCATAGTTTGTAGAAGCATTCACTTTACCAAGATTAAACTTTTTAACTTTCTTGATTAAAAACTTATCTTTTTTCCATCCAGTATCTTTACCAATTGTTTCTTTTAGATATTCTTTCTTCTTACCAGATAATTTATCTTCAAGTAGAAAATGTCTATCATTAGTCATATCACGAAGTCTAAGATTTTGGTTCCAACTATTCTTGCACTCTCTAAACTTACCATTATCAATTCTATATTTCACTTGATATTCATTAAAAATGAAATCGTTGTTTTTGTGAAGCAATCTAAGATTTAGAATATTAATTCCTTTTAGCTTTGGTTCAGCAATTTTAACAGAGGCATGTTTAGAAAGATCAGAGATGTCATATTTACCACTAGCAAACTTAAGATTTCTACTGCTTTCAGAATAATAGTTCATAATTTCTATTATGTTGTCTGTCTCAATAATAGATTCATTATACATATTAACCATATAATCTGCCACCATAGTTATCTTCTTGATAATAATATCCTTAGCTTCCTTGGTGTAACGAATTGATTCTCTGTTTGGTGTAGGAAATATACCATCCATAAGACTAAATCTTAGTCCTACAGGAAAATATATAACCTTGTCTATTCCCAACTTATCACTTTCTAAAGGATAATATACATTGTCCAAACATATGTGCATCTTACTATCTGAAGCAAGGGTGGAGAATTGAAAATGCTCACTTCTAATTATCTGGAAATCATTATCTATCTCTCCAGGAACATCAAAATATACACTCTCAAAATAAGCAAGCTGTTCACTAATTTTATTGTAAAACTCTCTTCTATCATAATAGTTAACAGGAACAATCACTTTAACACCATTTCTCTCTTCTGTTTCTTTTTCATACAAAAGATCAATTGTGTTTGTATCTTCTCCTTCATACATCATATATTTTCTCTCCATTCCATCTTTTCTACATACAAAATAGAACGAAGAGCTATAAGCAAGAGGAGCCTTAAAACCAAGGCCCATCATACCTAATTCATTAGTTGAATTACGCTTTGTACTCTTACCATATTTACTAATAATGTTTCTTACATCATCAGCATCTAACCCTGTACCAAAATCTTCTACAGAAAACTCATAATTATTTTCTTTATTTGCTTTAAAGCTTACAATAATTGGATCATTTACACCAGCTCTTCTATGACTATCAAGTGCATTAGATGCACATTCTCTGATAGTGGAGCCTATTGAATCTGAATATAGATTCTTACTTAACATCTGCATCAATATTTGAGCAGAATCTAAGTCTAATGACATAGCAATTGATTCTGATGCATCTCCTGTTTCTAAAATGGTGGCTTCTGTTTGTTTTTCTAAGATCATTTTATGAAATTTAACTTGATTAATGTTTCTTTTGACTTTTCATAGTCATCTCTATCTTCTTTATTTGTAAATATTTCTTCTGGATTATTAATTTTTAACACTCTTGTAGTGTGTACAGCATTTATATAAGATTTCCATAAACACTTCTTTGTGAATCCATTAGTGTATCTTTTAGTTTTCCATGTATTTCTAATAGCTTCTGATTGATTTAACCAATCTTCATATTGATTATAAGCATTTACTGGGTTTCTATAATAATAATATTGTAATGTATTAATACCATCTCCACAATACCATCCAAAATCAAGGTGATTACCATTGCTAACAGCAATAAAATCTCCTATTTCTAATTGTCCTCCATGTTTTAATGTTCTCATAATTATTTATTATTTATTAGATATTCAATATCATTGATACATAAGTTTATTTCATGTGTTACACTTGCAGAATCATCTTCTATTTCTGATAAACATAATTCATAAAGGGAATTAATTTCTTCTGCGTGTGCAGGATGAGCATTAAGTGTTTTCTTAATATATTTATTTAAATCATTAATGTTTGTCATTATATAAATTTTGTTTTAATTAACCAAATTATACGATCGTTTAAATTTTGAAATAATTCAAAATTGTGATCTTTATCTGTACATACATATTCATTTGTTTCTCGATTTACTATTGTACCATCATGTCTAGTCCATGAAGTTATTTTTATTTCTTTTCTTGTAGAACACTTAACAGCTTTATATAATGGTGCTTTAGTATTCCATTTCACTTTAGTTTTACTTAATTGAGGAAGTCTTAATATTTTTAAATATCTAATATTACTGCCTCCAGAAGTTAGTATTTCATCTCCTATTTGCAAATTTTCTATAGTTGTTAACATAATTAATTAAAATGGTGGCTCTTCATTAAGCCAAGTGATTGAATAATTGTTATTTTCTTTTAATATTTTGTTTATTTTAGTAAAAACTCCTTCTGTGCTCCAGTCTGTTTGTCTATATGATGCAGATGCTGGATGAGATATTGTAAAAGTCCAACCAAAAAGAGATGTATATTTTTTATATTTGGAAGCATCTTTTCCTAAAAATATAATAGGTGCACCTTCTGTTTCAATACATTCAAAGAAATGTTTTATAAATGGTTCCCATAGTTCTATATGACTTCCTGCTTTATTTATTTCTGTTGTTAAAGCAGCATTCATCATTAACACTCCTTGATTAGCTAAATAATTAACATCTGGTGTTTTATCATATAAAAGATTAAGACCATCATATAATTCATGTTCTATACCTTTATAAAACTGTTCTAATGATGGTTGTAATTTTTTTGATATTGAACATCCCATAAGAAGACCATCTGCTATAGGTTGATTATTACTTAATGAATGATAGGGGCACATACCCATCATAACCACTTTTAAATTTGTTAAAGGAGTTTCAAGAAAACATCTAAATACATTAGAAGAAGAAGGAGCAATTTGCTTGCCCCTTCCTGATTCTTTTTTTAAATATGCATAAATCTTGTCACACTCTTCACTTTCTATAAATGGTTGCATTTTAGAATGCCAACTTTCATGAAAACATTCTTTAAATAATTCCCAATTCATTATATATAATTTAATTTATAAAATCAATAGCTAATTGTTCAAACACTAAATCTTCTTTAAACGAAGGAACTAATACACCACTTTCACTTACAAAGAATTTGTGAGCTGCTTGATGGTTTTGCATCCACAAGCTTGGATGAATTTCCTTCATAGCAAATGTTGTGAAATTATATAATTCCCATAAGCTATCTGGAGCACCATAATCATGTGTGGGAGATTTTAATTCCTTCTCAATAAGATTTAACTGTGTACTTTGAATGAATTGTTCTTCTATAATCATACGACCAATCAATTCAGCCTTAGTTTTTCTTGTAAGCTCAATGTTCTTCATAGCATCTCTTTCTCTCTGCATTCTTGTAAATGCTTCACCAGCAGATTTGATGTAGTCTGTAATAGCTGAAGGTGTGAATTCTTGAATAGTTCCTACATGCTTCTTTTTAAAAGCACCATAATCACCTGATACACAACCATTTTGACAAATCATAATTCTTGTACCAATAGCAAACTTTAATGTTAAGCTCTTGTCATAAGAATTCTGCCATCCCACTTCTAATTGCATTTCAGAATCTGCTACATTCTTAATAGTGTAACGACCATTAGCAACTCTACCATCTTTAGCAGAAGTGTATGTCTCTTGTCCTAATATAAATCCTGCACCTTCAATACTATTTAGTGTAAGATCTATTAATTGTTTGTGAGTGATGGGCTTATAAGTTTTTGTTTGCATAGGAAGCTGTGCTCCTAATAATTCTGCTCTAGCAGATGTATAACTTGTTTTAATTTGCATCTTGTTCTAATTTAATTGTTTGATTGAAATATCTGGTTAATATACCTTCTAAGTTTTCTAATGTGATGCACGCATACTCATCACCTTCTGTGGATTCTAAATATTCAGTATCAAGCTGAATTGCTGATATAAGGTTTTCTATTGTCATATTAAAATCTTAATATTTGTAAATAATTTTGATAGGCTTCATCATATGTATAAGCCCAAATTCTATAACCATCAATTTCAAATAATTTCTTTTCCATTATATTAGTTTTTTTTTGTTTTAATCTACTACTCCATTTCCATAATATAGGTTAAATGATTTTGTTTTATAATCATCACTTTGTAACCACTCATTATATTTATCTTGCCATTCTTTTGTACCAAATCTATAATAAGAACCATTACAATAACGAAGACTGTTATTCATTTTATAAAACTTCTCAAATATATCTATTTCTGCATCTGCTTCTATATTTTCTTGACGTTTCATTTCAGAATGGGGTGATGTATAACTCACTCTATCCCAATAATTTAATTCTACTATCATAATAGTTTCTTTTGTTTAAAATAATTTTCTATTGTTTTTAATCCATGTATTTTTCCAAGATCAGCAAAATCATTGATTCCTTCTAATAAATAAGTGCGAGGAACATTAATATATCCAAAATCAAACATTTTAGTTATTTGTTGACTATTAACCACTCCTGGTTCATCGCTATCAAACCCTAAAACTTGTTTATCAGAATTTGCTTTAAGATATTCTACATTTTCTTTAGAAAAACATCCAACTCCTTCATTTTGTACAGCACATACACAAGGAAAGACTTTCTTTATCACCATATAATCCTTTTTAGATTTAGAGATGAAGGCTGTATCACAATTTATTATGTCTGTTTTACCATCCATTGTTGTTATGGGAACATTATTAGGCACCCATTTATTCTTTTTTGCTTGAAAAGGACGATATATTTTCCAAAAGCCATCATAAAAATAACCAAACTTAAGATCATTATCATTCATAGCAAATCTTTGTTTGTTCAAATACACCTTACTTATTGAATAAACATTTTCTCTCCTAAGATCTGAAACATCTTGATAATAACTATTCCAGTAATTAAGTTCTTCTTGTGTAAAACTTTTTGTTACCACTTGAATTAAAGAATATCTTTTTCCTTCACTTTCTGGTTGTTTATATTGTTCTATAATTTTTTTATATTCACCATTAGATTTTCCTGATAGTATTCCTAAGCTAAAATCTTTATTTATTAAAACAAGTGTTTCGTGTATGTTAGGTAAATTAAATAATAATTTAACAAATGTAAAACAATCACCTTTTTTAGAAGTGTCTGTAAAATCTATAAAAGATAGATTACCCAATTTATTTCCTATTAAGAACGAAGGGTTTTTCTCATTTCTAAAAGGAGAAAAAGTAACTTGATTAATTTTCCAAGATTTGGTAGGCATATACCATCTGAATATATCATATTCACTGATTTTTTTAAGAATAGTTTCAGGAGTGAGATGTTCTTTCTTTGTACCTACAATCATAGTATATAAATAAAAAGCCCTTCACTATTTCTAATGAAGGACTTTAGTTAATTGAATTAATTAATAATTAGGACTGTCAGAAGAAATCACTTTATCTGATGCAACTAAATTATCATCTGGATTATAATCATGTATTTTTGATAATTCAAAATAATATTTACATCCGTATTCTCCATGAATCTCACTTATATATTTTTCAACAGGAGTTTTCTTTCCTTTTTTATTTTTAATAGAATTTATTAAAGAAGCATTATTATAATCTGTAGTATTAAAGTTTTTAAGAATATATGTAGGAATAAAACCTTTATTATAAATTTCTTGATATTCTTTCATTTCATCATCTTTAATAACTGTTTTAATACATGCCATAGCACCTACATTTGTACAAAAATCACCTTTTAGTTGATCAGTGATTTCATTAAACTTACCAGAAATTAATGCTTTCCAAGATAACATAAGTTTTGCATCCTCATCACGAAGATCTAATTCACCTAACCAAACAGTTAAGAACTTATAAAATTCTTCTTCTCCATCAAATGCTTCACGCACATCTCTTTCTGTAAACCATTCTGGTAATTCACTAACACTTGTTCCCCAAAAACATTTACCAATACTATTAATATATTGTGTTTTAAGTTCATCTTTACTAGTTCTAACTTTATCTTTTATAAAGAAAACACATTTAAATTTTTGTTTAGATTTAATTTCTTCCAACCATACATCAAATCTAACTAAATCATATTCTCCACTGTTTGTTTTTGATACATATTCTAAATCTTCTGATGTCTCAATGTTTAATAAATCTTTAAATTCTTCAGCAGTGGGATTAATTGCTAACACCTTTGCTTCAAATAATCCTACTTTTTTTGTAAATGATGATAATGATAATTCTTTCTTTTTTCCTGAAATGCTACTCATGTTTTTTAGTTTTTATTGTTTGTTAAATTATTAAATATATTTTATTTGTATATATTTTCCCAAAATGTTTCTATTTCTCCGTTTTTATTTTGTTTAGAAATTAATATTTTCCCTTTTAGTTGAGGAGATCTGCTACCAGATATGATACTATCGTTTTGAACATTAAAATTTAAATATCTATCAGTATCATCCACCACTAGTTTTGCTAAAGCAGTCACTCTTGATGCAAATATTAGTTTTAACTTCCCAGTGAGAGCTATTTCAGAACCAACAACTTGTTCTTTCCCATTATCTTTGATATATTTATCTACAACATGTGCAGCATATAATCTATATGGAGAAATTTGTCTAAATATTTCAAATTGCTGCATAAACCAATTTCTAGTGTGTTGATAACCAGCTCCCTCAGGAAGAGATAGTACAGATTTAAACTCACTATGATCTGGAGTGTATGCTTTGCCTGTTTCTATATTTCCTTCTCTATTAAATTTTTTACCAATAATAGTGTTCATATAACTTAAAGTGCCACCTATTTCTGACATATCATCAAGATCTGATAATCCATCAATTATTAAATATTCATATTTTCCTTTGTTTTCTAATAGTAAATTACGATATTTGATATAATTCTGAAAAGATTCCCATCTAGTTGTATTTTGTTCAACATATGTACTTAATTTTCTAGCAGCGATATATTCATATCCTCCTTTTTCAAGATCTAAAATAATAGCATTATATTTTTCTGTAAATTTTCCAAATATAGTACCTTTACCTGCCTTAGGTATAGATATTATAGCAAGATCTCTAGGAGAAGAAATGTTTACTTTACTAACCTCATCTGGTAATGTAAATTCTTCTGTTTCTTTTGTTTTTTCTTTCATAATAATTTATTTATTTATTGTCCAAAGGTACATTAATTTCTTCAGATTTCAAAATATTTGTTTTACTTTCTAACATAGTTGGATTAGCTATAACATCATCATAAAACCCTTCTGCAGCTGCTTTATTTGTAAACCATTTAGTAATTGAATTTTCTGCTTTCACTGCATACATTATACCATTTGTTGGATTGATTTCTTCTATTAATTCTAATTTCATATATATTTAATTTTGTTTTTATCAAAAAATTCAAGAGCTTTTTTTAGCCATTTAGCCTCCACTTCTTCAGTTGAACTGATGATGTAAATATGTGCTTTTTTATCTGGAGTGTTATATTCCATGGCCATACATCTATTTATCTTTTGTGCTAGGTTTTCTCCATTACTATCAAAATAGTTAATGATCACCTTATTAAGAGGTTTATATGTTACCCCTGTATTACCAATCTTTACAACAGCTAGATGATTACCTACACCCTCAGCAAAATCATCAAATATCTGTTTCTCACTTGATTTGCTATGATAGGAAGGAATACCCAATTCATCTGCTATTTTAGTTAGTCCACAGAATACAAGAATACGTTCATCTTTGTGTTTCTTTAACAATGCTTTTGTAGCATTTAATTTAGAAAGACTATTCTGAATAATTCTCATCCTGCCTAACCTAAGAAACATTGTATTTCTGTTTTGTCTCTCTAATTGGTCAATCACCCATGCATAACTGTCAAACTGTTTCTTTTCTGTTCTTTTCTTTGTCTTATATTGCACTTCAATAACATCATCAAGAGGAACTCTTATAACATTTATCTCATAATCAACTATAACACCCTCCTGAATAGCTAAATCAATAGGATAGGTTGCTATTACATGAAGATCAAGTCTTTCCTCTATCTCACGTTCTGTTGCTCCAGATAGGGTTCCTGTAAGTCCTAGAACACAACTATTACCTTCTAATAATTCATTAGCTGCATCTAATTGTGCATCACTTAGTAAATGTATCTCATCAATGATGATAACATCAAATTCAAGATCTACATACTTCTTTAAAGATAAATGTGTTGTATATGTGATGTTAGGGTTATTATATCCCCTTTTCTCAAAATCTGCTTCCCAAGAATCTTTAATCTTTACATCTGGATAGGCTATTAAAATAGTAGAATGCAAAGGAAGTTTTTCTAATGCATTGATAGTTGTATAGATTTTACCAAATCTAGGGCACAGGTTTAATATTCCATGCTTCTCTTTGAGCCATATGTCTGCAAATTCCTGTTGTCTTTTATCCCTTAAAGTAAGGGATTGGTTCTTTAGAGCTTTTGCCATAAGTGATAATAAATGTTATTGACCAAAAAAACCATTCAAAATTTATAGCTAGGTGTTTATCATATTTATTGATATTATTTAACACTGAAATAGTGGGAAATAACACTATTTGCCAAAAATGATCTTTATTATTAGGGTAGGTATTAAACCTAACTGTATTTATTTTCATAATTTATTTATTTATTTAAAAAATAGCTTTTATTTATAACAGCTGCGTAATCATTTTCTGTCATATTTTTTTGTTTAGGAAGTTCTTTAAACATACCTATTTGGCCAAGAAAGCCAAGTCCAATTCTAACATCATCTTCTCCATAACTATTCTTTATAAGTCTAACGCTTCTAAAATACTTAGCACCATAACCATCCCTTAGTTTTTCTAAGTCATAACCACTAGGATCTGCCACTTTATATCTCATAGGATCAAACAGTGCTAATACAACATCAGCATCATTCTGTGTGCTTGAGCTATCAGCAAAGTCTTCTAGCTGTGGCTCAACATCACCATTCCTTAGTCTTATTGGACTAGAAATGTCTCTGTTAAACTGACTAACAACAACAGGACTATATCCATAGAAATCTCTAGCATATCTCAGCTCATCAGACATCTTATCAATAGCTGCTTTCTTATTAGGTTGGTCTTTGGTAGTTTTTAATAGTCCTATATGATCTAGAACAACAATAGTCACTTCATTTTCATCATTGGGAACATAAACTTTATTGTATTCATCCAATTGTTCTATCCTACCATTTTTAAGTGCATAAGCTTTTAGCTCTTTAGCAATACCTACAGGATTTTCTGGTCCTCCAATAACTGTAATAACTTCTTTCATCTTTTCAGCATAGTCTTCATATATTAAGAAAAGATCATGCTCATCCTTAGTCATCTTATCAGTCCAGCCTAAAAGTTTATTAACAGGAATAAGAAATCCATGATCTATAAAGATCTTTCTGCTAATCCATTTGGCCAACTTATAAGTACCACTTCTTTCCATGGAGCGATATATAATCTTAAGCTTAATTTCTGTAGTGTTTGCTTTGCTTATATACCAATCAAATGGATTAAGAACGTATGCATCATCAATAAATGATGTCTTGCCTGAACCAGTGAGACCACCCACTAATGTATACATGGATTTTCGTATACCTATATATCTATTTAATCGGTTGAACCCCATTGGAATACCATTATTTCTTCCATCAAGTCCTGCTTGCACTTCATTTTTAAGTAGTTCAAAGCTCATATATTTTTTTTTAATTTGTCACAAATATTTGAAAAACTGTGACACTTTTGTAACATATTTATATACTTATTTTTTACAAAAAATAGGTGCAAAGTTTAATTTATGGGTGCAATTTATACTGTGAGTATAAAAATGAGTGCTTTGTTAAACAATGTATGGTAATTCGGACATTATCCGAATTAATA